GCTGTCGTGAATGCCGCCCCCATCTTACCCGGCGCCAACGCTAGAACGCTGAAGAGGTGCTTGAGGGCCACCGGTACGGTAGAGCTGAACACTTCCACCATGTCAGCGCCGACATTCAACGCGAGCGCGCTGAGAAGAGCCATGGAATTCTTAATGGCGTCGAACGGCGATAGCAGTCCCTGAAGTACAGGAATAACCGCGCCGCCGATCGTGGTCTTTATCGATGTCCACCGTGCATCCAAATCGGTAAGGGAGTCCCCGAGTTGTTTAGCCGCGAACGCTGTCCCGGCCGTCATCGCAACGTCTAACTCCCGAAACCGCTCTATATTACCGGCGAGCCCCTGATTAATTAGGCCGGTGATCTGTAGTCCCGCGTCACCAAATATAGCCATCGAGGCCGCTGCCTGTTTCGAGGCGTTGGGTATCTGAGAGAGCTTATCCACCACGAGTTGAAAGCCCGCGCCCGGATCCTTACTCAGGATATCGTCCACCGAGAGGCCAAGTAAGGCTAGCCCCTTCGTTGCCTCGGGAAGCTCCGCCGCCGAGCGCCGGCCGAGCCTTTGTACGGCGCTCGTCACCTGGTCTACGCCGACACCGCTTTGCTCCGCCGCGAATCTGAACTCCTGAAGTTGTTGGATCGTTAAGCCCGTGCGGTCGCTCATATCCACAAGCCCCGCGCCTAGAGCGATGGTATCCCCCGTGACCTTGAAGAGGGCGGCCCCGAGAACGGCCAGAGCGGCTGCTGGGTGGAGTAGGGCTGGGCTGAGCCCCGTGGCCTTGGATGCGAGGTCCCCGAGGCCCTTCTGGAACCCCGAAATGCTTTTTTGGGTTTTCTTAGTGGTCTTGTTGAGCTTTTTTAGAGCCTTATCTATTTTAGCTGAATTCTTCGACACCTCATCCTTCAAACGGACGAGAGCCTCAACTTCTACCTTCTTAGCCACCTATATCGGCCTCGCGTTCCGCCGCGCCCAAGCGAGCTGGCGCTCGAGCTTCATCCGGCGTAGCATTTGGCGTTGCCCGTCTTCGGAAATCATCCCGATAATATGTGCCGTTTGCCATTGCACCCGCTCCCACTCGCGCTCCTCCTGAATCTCTTTCCCACGGAGCATAAGGCGCGCCTCTCGAGGTAGAAGGGCGTCAATCTCGTGAGGCGGAAGCCCTAACTCCTGGATGCAGGCATCTCTTAAACGGCTAAAGGGCCTGCACTCTCCTGCGATTCTCCTTCGCTCTCATCATCGCCCGCCACGTCCACGGGGAGGATCCCGTTTGATTGAAGCTGGCGCAGCACGAAGAGTTGAAGCTCCGTAATGTCGAGAGTCTTCGCTTTGAAGGCGTCTTGAACGAGCCGAAAGGCGTCATCGAGCGCAAGATTGGAATCCTTCCGGTTTAGTCCGGCCCACAGGATCACAACGTACGCTCGAGGCCCCGATTGCACGCCCACGATTTGGTGGAGGCCATAGCCTAGCAATTGCTCGGCCGTACTAGCCGCCTTCAAGTCGAGAAGCACCGGACGAGGCTTGTCCGCGAATTTAGTAAACATCACCGACATAGGGCGCCCCTTACGACGTCGCCCGGCTCAACGTGCCGGCGCTTGCGAAGTCTGCTTGGACGGTGGCGAAATCGCCAACGGTGCTACTCAATGGCGGGTAGCTCGTGAGGATACAACTCCCCGTGAAGTTGGGGTTAGTCGCAGAGACGCTCGCGCTCGTGTGTTTTACGCTGATGGTAAACGCCGCCGCGCCGATAAGCGGAAAAAGTGTGGCATCCACCTTGGCGGCCGCGTGATCCTGGGCAAACTCTATCGACATCCCCCACTCGATCAAGCCCGCGATATTTGATTTGGTTGTGTCACCCATCACAGTGTCATCTTCCGCGTTCGCCTCGTAGGTGATCGAGACGTTCTTAACGTGGTCGGATAGATCCACGGCGTTTACCGTAACGGATGCGTCGGTCAAAACGAAAGCCGCCATAATTGCCTCCCTTAGCTAAAAAGCCGAAGGTGGCAACGTGCGGCCCACAAAAAGGCGGGACGGCGAGCTCCGGGGTTGTTTCCTATTCTATCTTAACTTCCCTTTGGGTTTCTTCGTGGGCGTCTTTACCACCACAGGTGCAGGTGCAAACCTCATCACGAGATAGTCGCGAACTTTGGATTCCATCCCCGCGTCTAGTTGCTTCATTGCGCCCACTAGCCCAAGGATGTGGCGCTCCACTTGCTGGATTGCGGGCTTCGTGCGCGTCGAGGCCGCCGGCCCGCCCTTCTCGAGGATCTCGATAATCCCCGAAGCGGCGTCATCGAGTTTCGTTTGGCTTTCTGGATGTAACGGCATACGCTCCCCCTAAGCTAAGGTCAGTCCGCGGCAATCGCCATCCCTATCACAAAAGTTAAAGAGGGAGCCGTCCCCGTGATAGTCCAGTTCGCGTCCCACCAATCATCGGTGATAGGCCCCACGACAGGGACGGCGTACTGAGCCCCGACCACCGTCGTCACTTGCGAAAACGTGACGCGCGTCGAGGGACTAGACATTCCGCTATTGTCGTCACTGCGGAGTAGCACGTCCAGCGTCTGAGACGTCCCACTCGAGGCGGTGACGTGTAGCACCGCGTAGAGCGTTTCGGTAGAGGCCACCGCGCCCACTTGCCGACTCGTCCCGTTGCCGGTGGCCGTCTCGGTTGAAGTCGTCAGAATCGTGGGACGTATGAGATTGGCGTTGGCCTCGCCCTTCGCGGAAAATGCGAACATCTCGCCAACGCTCGCGCCGGGGGAATACTCCGTCCTCACGCCCGGAAGCGTGAAGAATACTTTCCCATCGGTGAGGCCCTCGGGGAAGACAGAAAAGACTTTACGCGTCCCGCCGACGTGCCCAAACAGTACATCGTCGGGCTCGTCCACCCCATCGGCGGAATAGAAGCCCTCGAACGTTGCGGAAGCCGTCTTAAGCCCGGCCTTGTTAATCTTGGTGGCGTCCGCGAAAGTCGTGGCGTCTTGAGCGTCCACACCATAATCCAATGAGCACGAGTTAATATTCGAGGTCCAATTGTAGCCCTCATAAATTACCACGACGTTGTTGTAAACGAAAGCCGCCATACGTTTAACCCTCTCCGTTCCTCTCCGCGATAAACTCTCGAGCCCGATCCGCGACCCGCAAATGGCCAGCCTCTAGGGGGTCTACCTCGGGAAGGTCCACCTCTGGCATTAACTCCGCCACCACGATTTCCAGCGACGTTACTCGAGCCTGTAGCTCCTCGATTAGATGGCGGAATCCCTCAACCTTCAAAGTACAGCCTCGGTGTGATGGTAGGTCACGATAACGGGAAGCTCGGCGACAACCCACCCGGAAGGCTCTTCAAAGTCTCGAGCGGGCTCGAGGATCTCGGTGTGAAGAGCCAGCGCGCCCCGCGTCTTGTCTATATACAACTTCGTCACCGCGTCTTGAATCATACGGTCGCGCACCGTCCCCGGCGAGACGCCCGCGCTCTCGTAGGGATCCCACTCTTCATCGCGGCGCTCGAGAAGCATAACAAAGATGGTCACGTCTCGAGCTATAAAGCCCATCGTCGTCGTGCCCTGGTTCTTTACTTCCGGCGAAGTATCGCGGACCCAAAACACTCGCTGGAATGCGTGCGCGGGCGCGAGATAGCGGCGAGAGTTGAATTCGTCCACCTGCACAACGGTCGGTGTTGGCCCGTGGAAGGTTCCCGTCTTTGATATTCCCTCGAGCGTCGTTACGATGTTGGCCCGAATCTTTTGAGCCGTGCTTTCTGCCGCCATTCATTTCCCGTCTCTTTTTTAGAATGTTTTCTCTGCGTGGCTCTCTATCGCCTTTGCCAACTCTGCTTCAAACGGTATCATGGCTTTTTCGATCGAGGGCTTCATCGTAGCTTGACGCCTCACGATCGAGCCGGGATGCGAGACTTCGAACGTTGTCACCGTGCGCCCAGAGAAAGCGTTGGTCCCTGGAAAGGTGAGCCCGCCGCCATAGCCTTGTATGGTGTGGGGGCCGGTCTTCCCGCCTGCCTCAATCATTGCGGCCAAACCCTTAATCTTGAACGTGGCGCCGAGCCCCTTATCCAATCGGCCAATAATAAGTTTAGAGATAGAGAGCTTCGGCCCGCCCTTCTTTCCGCTAGACCAAAGCGTCGAGCCCATAGTCGTCCCCTTGATCCCGCGTCGCGTCGCCGAGCGCGCTCGAGTGCTCGCCTTTTTGAAAGCCGCCACTATGTCCCCAATGCGCGCCGGCTCTTTCATATAGCGGCTAGCACGCTTGCGGAATTGCTCGATGCTCATCGCCATCAAGCCACCCAAGTGTTTGACAAAGCGTTACGGTGTGGAGCGAGGCGCTTTACTTGGCCGCCGGTCATCATAGGCGGGCGCCGGCGTACCGTCCCGAAGTCGTCGCTCGTGCTTTCTTGGTTCTGCGAACGCTCCACGATCTCGCGATAGCGTGAGGCCACGAGCTCGCGGCACACGCTCTTGATGTCCGCCGGCACGTCGTGGATAGTGGCCACGCCCGCCGAATATATAACCTGAATAGACTTGAGCCCGCCGGCAATCCACGCCGTTCGCGCGGCCGCCGACATTCGGACGAGGCGCCCGTCCTCGAGGTAGACGAGGAACCCGGTGTTCTCGGTGATTAGCGTCGTCGAGTCATAGGTCCGATCCGTTGTCTCATGAACGGAAGTCACCGTTACGATCGGGCGTTGCTTCAGGTAGAGGTCCGCCGTGGAAGTCATAACCTCGTGATACTCCGTTATGGACCCACGCGACACGATCCGCCGGCGGAGCCACGTTTCGATCTCTTCAGACGTAGACTCGATGACCTCGAGAAGCGCCGCTTGAGACTTTACGCCTGTATCCAACTCCTGAAGAGCTTCCGCGTCGGTTATTAGGAAGAGCTTTGCGTCAGCCATATCCCCCCGCGAGGGCGGCGGCGGAGCTGCAATGAACCGCCGCCGCCCTCAGACGTTTTAGAGCTTACGCAATAACGTCCGCGTTGAGCCCGCGTCGAGGATAGGTCGATCCATATCTGTCATATGTAACTACTCCCTCGTCGGTGCCCGTCGCCACTGAGATCGCCAGCGTCGCATGGGTAGCGTCGGCGAGCGCCTCGAGCATCATATCAGACGTGCATTCGAGTTGAATCAGATCGGCCACCGCATCCGGCTCGCTCGAGACGGTCTTAGTTGCGGCCGTAACCGCGCCCGTCCCACCCGAGTCGGTGGCCACTCGCACAATCATCGTGAAGGCGCTCGTCCCAATCGTCCGGACGAATGCGCCGACGATCCCCTCGAATTCCTGCATCGACACCCACGCGACATTCACAATGCTAGTCCCGCCGGGGTCAAAGTCATAAGCGGTCTTCTGGTTGTTGCTGCCGAATTTCTCCGCAATCAAAGCCATAATATCCTCCCTTTACGCTCTGGCGGCCAGAGTGACGAACGGGCTCAGGGTAGCGGCGCCCTTCTTTGGCGTCAAAGCAACGCGCCACCACGGCGCGCCGGCGTTCCGAGTCCAGAATTTGAACACCCGCTCGTGCTCAAGAAAGCGGACGTGGATGCTTTCGGCAGAATTCATACCCTGAAGTGTCCCCTCGAGGTATTGGCTCCAATCGGCGAGGATGATATCGCCCTTGTCGCCGAGCGTCTCACAATAGGTTGTGAAGATGATCGGGCGGCCCAATAGAGACGCCGGTACATCGGTCCCGTTGCCCGGATGGAAAAGAAACACATCCCCATTCGTGCCGGCAATGTGAATGCTCGCCATCTGCGGATAGGTATCGACATTCGCTATCCAAAGAGAGTTGTCGTATCCCCAACACCGGGAGCGCATCTTGACGACGTTCGCACCGACCACGGTGTCAGCCGCTTGGCTGCCTTCCTTGGCCACTGTTACGAGAGCGTTGGCGTTCAAGACGCCTATGAATTCGTTCTGGGACTGGCCCAATCCGTTGATCCGCTCGTCAATCATCTTGTCGGCGAACGCTTGGCCGAAAGAGCGAGAGACGATCGCGACGAAGGTCATCGCCGAATCAGTCATCAACTCTTCCGTCGCATAGGCGAACCCGAAGAGAGAACCGGCGCGAAGATCAACCGTTCGGAATTCTATCCTCGTCGCGCTCCCCGCCACCGTTTGAGCTTTGCGCGTGACGGTAAGGCCACCGGCAACCGATGTAGAATGGTCCTCATCCACACGCGCCGGGATGCGAACGTGTGGCCCCGCCATCGGGACATTCATGGTCCGACCCGCTAAGAAATCGGCCTCGGGCGTTACCTCCATAACATTCGGCGAGAAGGCCACCGGAACGAGAAAACCGCCATAGGGATCTGAGGCGCTCGATTGCTCGTCCGACCCGGCCGCCACCATCAGAGAAAGAAGGCGGGTATCCACGTCGGCGCCCGGCATTCCGGCCGCCATTACAGTGCGGAGGTACTCCGCCGGCGTGTGAAAGCCGTGGGCGGGGTCGTCTTCCGAGCGTTGGTGTCCGCCCGAGACTTCCGGAGCTCGCTCCGGTGCCGGCCTCGGGAAGTCGGGAGACGGCGACGGCACTATAGCCACTTCCGCGCGTCGCGCTTCCTGTCTGTCTAGGACAGTAACCTCCGATTTGATAGCGTCGAGGCGAACCTGAATGGCGTCGTCGCGCGTAACCTCCGCATCGGTCAGCCCGCGCTCGGCCTCTGCCGCCGCGTCGCAAGCGTTTTGAGCCTCGAGCGTGAGATCGGCGCGCTCCTGAATGAGTTGTTGCTTTCTGGAAACCATGTCTAGCTCCTTTTTTTTTGCACCCGACAAGCGTCCGCCAGATACAAGTTGAGACTTGCTCTGTCAGTCGCTCAATCGACGCTCTAAGGAGCCCGACGGTATTGCGGCTTTTCCCCCGGTGGCGGTTCCGGCAATCTTAGGATTCCGGCGGCGTCGCCAACGGTGTGCTCTCTATCAACACCAGAGTAGCACCCGCGTCAAGCGGGGCGGGCGCCTCCGGCGGCCCTAAACGCGCCGCAAAGCCCGCCGGCGCAAGTCGAGATAGTCCTCGCTAGCCCGGTAGTCCTCGGGCTCGCGGTGGTCCCCGTCCGCGAACGATTCCACGCGGGCGCCGGCCTTTGAGTTGCGCCGCGCCGCCGTGTCCGCGATGGCTTTCTCGAGCGTGGCTATTTGGTCCACCATCCCCGCCGCGAGCGCCTCTTTCGCAGAGAGCACGCGCCCGCCGCCGAAGTTGGCGCGGACGTCTTTAACGGGAATCCCGCGCCCCTTGGAAAGCGCCGCCTCGAAGTCTGAGTGAATCTCGTCCGCCCACGTTTGGAGGCGCTCGTGGTCTTCGTCGGATAGGTCGC